GCCTTGTTTGTCTCTATGATTAGATCCACTTTCTTAGGTCTGCCTACTTTCTTTGCCATATTAGAACTCATTTATTAATACCATTGATACTTTGGGTTGATCTTTTGCCATTTTTACCATGCGTTCATACTCAGGGTTGTTGTTAAGGACTAAACATCCCTCTGACCAGCCACCAATTTGCTCAGCTTTCTGCTTGCTGCCTTTATTATATGTCGCTCCGTGAATATTCATGAAGATCAAATCAGTCATTACAGCCGTTGTAGGGTTCGTTTTACCATCATTGGTATAGTCACGCCTATACGGAACGCCTTTAATCTGTCTAAGAGCCTCCATTTTGCCTCTATGCTTACCGTACGCATACGAATCATAGTTCCATCTGTCAGCTTCCATAACGGCATTTCCTTTATTACCCTTGTTTGTAGTGCAAGATGTCACATATTCAAAGGCAGACCCCTTTAATATATATACCTTGTCATCAAATACGTTGTTAGCATCCTCATTTGACCGTACAAACAACAACCACATATCAGTTGGTATATTTTTGAAGGTAGGTAATGACTGGACTCTATCCAATAATTCCTTATCAGTGTAGTTCTTTACGTTGCTCATTTGTTTCTATTGTTAATTGTGATAATGCAGCCGCCACAGTGCCCGCAGTGATAGCGTAACCACTCAAGGTTAGTATGAATGCAGGCATGGCAACTGGTGCAGAGATAATAACACCTCCGACAGCACCTACTGTGATTGCAATTCTCTGTACTTTTTTCCAGAATTTAGGGGTCTTAGATGACCATCTTTTTTGTATGCTCATCTTGTTAATTGTACTTCGATTAATTTCTTTACTGATTGAGTAAGCTCGGTAATTTGCTCTGCCAGATGCTTGATCTCAAGTTGAGTCATTTTCTCAATGGCTTCATATTTGAAACGTGACTCATTGTCCACCAGTTCAATCTTACCTTTGAGCCTTCCTTGCGTCTCAATTATTCTCTTCTGCTCTTCTGCTAATGCTTTGATGTCTGAGTGCACCCCTTTAAGGAAGTATGCTACACCGGAGATAAGTATTGTTATAATCGTGAAGGCTATTTCGTTAAAGTCCATTATAATATCAGTATTGAGTTGTTGTATCCGTTCTCTCTCATCCCACCACATGGGCATCCACTATGGCATACACCTATACAGTCACAAGTACACTCATCTATCATAGGTCGAAGGTCAGTATCTCGGTTTGTCTTAGTTGTAAATCCAGGATACAAGTCCTTATTAGCTATTAAGTATCTAATCAACCGTTGCTCAAAGAACGAAGCCTTTTGTGCGTAGTGCTCCATACCAAATGCAACCTCTGAACGTCCTACAGATGCAGAGAAATCTCCAAATTGAGTCTGCAATCCTTTGTTCTTAAGTTGATATGTCAAGCCAAAGACAGCATCCTCTGCTGATCTCCATGCAATCACTGGCTGTATGAAGGCAACAAGTGCCTCCTCATCATTTGTCAATGTCTGACCGTTGTATGCTGCCAGTAAATAGTTGTAGTATGTTGTTCCTAAGATAGGCATCACTCGAAGCTGAGCCTGTGTAGCTATGTATGGAGTAACATCTGTTACATCCACATTAGCTGTGATAGGAGTGTTGGTCTTGAGGTATGTCTCTGTTATAAAGTAGTTCATATTACAGGTGTTTCTGTTGGTATTATATCACCACCTTCTATAGGAGGCAAAGATGCAAGTGATCTTACCTCATTTGGAGTCATTGCATTCAATACTTTGGTTGCTACTAATGGACTCAATGAGTTGATGGCATCAGCTGTCTTAGATGCATCTCCTTCTATCTCTACAATAGTCTCATTAATAATCTGGAAGTTGTTGATCATGTAATGACCTGGTATCTTAGCCAAGTGGAGGAGCTCGTTAATGATATTCTCTACCTCATGTCTTAACGGCATCACTACATTTTTCTCAAATACAACGTATGCCTGCTTAATATCAGCCCCACCGCCAAGTGCTCCTGTGGTACGTACTCCCATTAAGATAGGATCTATAGTGTGTGAGAAACATATCTGCTCAGTATTGAGTGCAGATGCCTCATGGAATAGCTTATCGTTATTATTGACAGGTAATGCCTCTATTTTTGGCAGTTGGTCTTGGTTGTTAGCAAAGAATGCAACAGCCTTACCAGCATTGGCAGCACCTTTCAACCTATCAATAGTGTGTTTGATCATATTTTTCTCTTCCTCTGATTGTGGTCTCTTAGGGAACATCATAGCGAAGGAAGGGAACACTGAGTTTTGAATGTTTGACTTAGCGAAGTAGCTTAACTCACCACTCAGAAACGCAAAATTTAAAGCTGATGTGTACTGAGGTAGTGGATACCACTCCTGACCCAATGTCATTAATTCATAGCAGTATAATTGCTCAAGGTCAGTATTTGTTGGATGTGCTTTCTTGATAGGCATCACATCAATACGAGCTGACCAGTCATCACAAAGGAAGTAAGTTATCTTATCTCTTGCTATTCTGACCTTCTCAGGTGATATATTCTCTATTTTGTACAGCTCACCTTTCTTATTGTAGCATAATTTGAAGTATACCCTATGGTGAACTATCAACTGCTGAGTGACAGCCTTGTCAACCTTGCCTAACTTAATCTTTTTTTCAAAGGTGTACAGCTTAAGTTTGTCTTCATTGGACATCTTAACCGTCTCAAGGGTGTAACCACCACCTATTACAGCGTTGGTCTTAAAGTCCACTATTGCACCATGTAAAGGTGATGTGTAATAAAGCTGATTAAGTAGCTCAGGGAACATATTATTCTGCCCAAAGGGGATGTAACCTGCCACTTGATATCTACCATTGACATAAGGCAATGATAAATTAGCATCACCCACCTTACCAAATGGAGTGCTAAAGGATTGATATCCCTCAACTACATCTACTGCTTGAGGCTTACTGCCTACGAATCTACTATACCATGCCATTAGTCATATATTGAGTTAGTTGTTACGCCTGCCACTACCATTCTGCCTTCCTCTATCATGGTCAAGCCAGTAGGGTCATTTGTTGGTTCTGAGCTCTGATACACCTTGTATCTGTACTGACCTTTTACAAAGTCAATATCTGTAGGCTCATCTATTGTGAACAGGTTATATCTTGAAGTCCATGGTGAGGTATCAGTTCCTTGCCAGTATATAGGTTCGGGGGCTGTGTTAAACTCATCCTCAAACTCAAACAAGTAGTAAGGGTCTGGGATAGTTGTGACCTCTGTTAAGGTCAACACAAAACTATTCACTGAATCTTTTTCAAGATATATCATACCTATATTGTACTACGTAAAAATAATAATTAAAAAAGCCCCACCGAAGCGAGGCTAATTCATCTATGATAGGGTAGAATTAAAGAAGCCCAGGGATAAGAGTAGGGTCAACCTCTTCGGCTAAAAAGTCATTCTCAGCAATTAGTGTAACGGAATATTTACTGCCATCTGCACGAGCAGTTCCAGATCCTTCACCTGTTGCCGTTAATTGCAAGTAAGGGAAAAACCAATATTTACCATTTGCATCTTGTACGATACCAGCCAAGTACTGTTGTCCAGCTCCAAGAACTTTAATAGCTTTAGACTTAGTTTGGTCTCTTCTATGAAACATCAAGTTGATAGTTCCTGTTACATAACTTGACCCGTTGATCAAGTCAATAGCACTTTCCTCTGTATATGAAGAGGTATTTCTTTTGAATTCAAATTCAATAAAAGGATCAGCACCACCAACTAATGGTAATGTATCAATAGTATAATCAAGTGGAGCAGCTAAATGTCCTATGCCGTCCATGTCTATGTTGTCTTGTTGGTTAACATAAAACTTATATATACCCCCAGAATTGTTTTCGCATCCTTTTACGATGGTTTCTAATGTTGCACAGCTCATTTGTGTATTTTTTAAAGGTTAAAAATAGGGAGGTACTTACTACCTCCCTTTATCTTTTTAGATGTAGAATGCGTTATAAAGAACGATCTCAGAAGGGTTCGTATAATGGAATCCAGCTTTCATGTTTGCACGAGTTCTTAAATAAGGCTCAGCAACTGAGTCGGATAAGTTAACTGCTTTCAACGCTTTTGAATCTCCTTCAGCATCGAAACTGTATATAAGGTTTGATTTCAATGTCAACAAGATAGTGTTGTCTGGCATACCTTCACATACAACTACATTGATACCTAAGAAAGTCAATCCTAAAGGTAATGTAACATAAGTTTGTGTATTACCAGATGCAGCTGCAAGCTCATAAGCGTTAGCCACATTTGTAGAAACATACATTCTCAAGTCAGCTTTCTTACGAACTATAGATGCAGGAGCAGCTAATACAACAGATTCCATTGTAGCAATAACATTCGCAGAAGTTACAGCTCCGTCATATAAACCTGTTACAGCTGTATCATAAAACATTGGGAATAAATACCCAGTACACAAAGACAATAAAGGATCTTCAGACTCTGTGTTACCTTGCCATCTTAATAACTCTAAATCTTGACCAATTACATTAGCCATTTCATTCCAATAGTATGACATAAAAGATGCAACAGTGAAATCACCATTAGAACCTTGAGCCATTTGTAATGCAAGGAATGATTGCTCTAAGTCAAACTGACATAATTGAGCCATAGCAGACAACGGACACACATCAATATCAATAGCATCTAATGAATCAGTAGGTGCATTAAAATTACAAGTTGAAGCTTGTAATAATGAACCGAAAGTTACATTAGCTAACTTTGTTTTTGACTTAATACCTGGTAGGGTACGGAAGTTGTTAGCAATATCAGGGCTTGATAAATAAGCCTTTGAATAGAACTCATCTGGGTTCGCACATAAAAGTGCGTTTGTCTCGATATCTAAATCGAATTTAAGGTTACGTGTCATCTTATTTGGTTTTTGAAAATTTTACAAATTCTTTAAATCTTTCATGAGCAGTCATTGCCATAGGCTCTGCCTCAATCTCTGTCTCAGTTGAAAGGCTTTCTTCCAATTGATTTTTTAAGTCTGCTATCATAGCGACAAGTTGATTAACTTGCTCCTCAATAACAGGTGTAACTATAGCAAGGATAGCCTCTGCATCCACTGCTGGATCAACAGCCATTTCAACGTCTTCTGCTGCCGCTGCTGACTCTTCCTCTGTCACATCTTCCTCTGCATTGTCTACAGTATCTTGAGCTTCCTCTTC